GATTATTCGTTTCCCAAGCTGAGGGTCACGGGTTCGAGTCCCGCTTGCCGCTCCCCTCTGAAAATCAGGATTTTACAAATTTAAAATCCTGATTTTTTGTATATATTATTGCATAATATACGGAAATAAGGTACATTTATACCCGATAAAAACGGCAGTTTTTGGCAAATTTCTGTCAAAAACAAGGCCGATTTTGCCAATTTTCCAACCATAAAAATAGTACCTTGCCATGTCAACCATCAAAATCGCACTCGACCGCCGTTATACGAAAAAGGACGGCACTTACCCGATCATCATCCAGACGCGCAGCCTGAGAATCGCAACACCTTACAGCGCATTGCCCGAAAACTGGGATGGCATCCAGTTCAACCGCAAAGAACCCAACCATATACGGAAGAACGCGCTGCTTAGGGAAATGCTTGCACAAGCCGAACGGGTACTTATCGAACTGGATGAAGCGCGCCGCTATGTTCCGGACAAGAAACTGGCGGAACTGATAAAGGACGCTATCGGAAGCAGCAAGCGGAAGAAGGATGCCAAGGTATTCCTGGACTACCTGGACGACTTCATCGCCACCAAGACAAAGCCCGGCACACGCACCGTGTACCAGACCACCCGAAACAAGCTGGCACAGTACGACCCCGCCTGCACGTTCGACACGATGGACCGCGCCTGGCTCGCCCGGTTCGACGCGGCCATGGCCTCATCGGGCATGAAGGTGAACTCGCGCGGCATCCACCTGCGGAACATCCGCGCCGTGTTCAACTATGCCATCGATGAGGAAAAGACAACGGCCTACCCGTTCCGCAAGTTCACCATCCGCAAAGAAGAGACGCGGAAGCGGTCGCTTTCGGTGGAAGAACTGCGCACCTTGCGCGACTATCCCTGCGAAGAATACCAGGCACGCTACCGCGACATGTTCATGCTGATGTTCTACCTGATAGGCATCAATGCCGCCGACCTGTTCCTGGCACGGCCGCGGGACGTGGTGCACGGCCGGCTGGAGTACAAGCGGGCAAAGACGGGCAAGCTGTATTCCGTGTTGCTGCAGCCGGAAGCGTTGGAGATCATAGAACGGTACAGGGGAAAGGACTACCTGCTGAACGTGATGGACGAATACAAGGATTACCGGAACTTCCTGCACCGGATGGGGATAGCACTGAAAGAGATTGGACCGGTGCAGAGGGTGGGGCGTGGCGGACTGAAGGTGCGCGAACCGCTTTTCCCGGAACTGTCGTCGTACTGGAGCCGCCACACGTGGGCTACCATCGCCGCCGGGCTGGACGTGCCCAAGGAGACCATTTCCGAAGCCCTCGGGCATAGCATCGGCTCGGAGGTTACGGCCATCTACATCCGTTTCGACCAGAAGAAGGTGGACGCGGCAAACCGCCTTGTCATCGACCACGTGAACGGCGGGCTATGAAAAAAGGGCGGGGAATCGTTCCCGCCCTGCTTAGTCTGCGAACCTGCGAATGCCGGATGATATGTCTGACAACTGCCTTCCTATGTCTCCCAACGAATCGGCAAGCCGCCTGAGTTCTTCCCCCGTGAACGATGCCGGTTTGCCATGCACCTCGTTCCCATTAACCCGTTGGTGCAGCCATGAAGCCGAACGACCGAAATACTTTTTTGCGATTCCCGACATGGATAGCAGCGGCAACACTTCTTCCAGTTCCTTTTTGATGTCCAACCGCTTTTTCACCGTTTCAGCCTCCTCTGCCTTGGCGTGCAGCCCGTTCCAGTCTTCGGCCACCGCCTGGCGTACCGCTTCCCTTCCTTCTTCGTCCAGCCCATTGAGGAATGCGTCCAACCGTGCGTCGGCCTCAGCCTGTTCACGTTCTCCGACTGCTTCCATACAAGCCATTTTAAGCCTTAAAAATTCTTGCTTTGCGTCCATATACGTTTCTTTTTGAATTTCCCACCATCGTGAAGAAGGAATGCCGGAACGGCTCGCGAATCCGCCCCGGCTTCCTTTCTACTCTTCGCTCAACCGCTCCAACTCTTTCGTCAGCCAATCAATTTCCGCGTCGAGTACCGCTTTCCTATAACCGATTTTAATCAACCGGTCATAATTGCGGAGGTAGAAGTTCAGGTTTTCCATCAACTCGTCTACCCGTGCCTTTAGCACTTCTTCGTCTGTCATCCAAAGAGCTCTTTTTTGAAGACATTGCAAAGATAATAATTTTGTTATCACCCTCCAAACAATTTGATAATAATTTTATTATCTTCCGTTGTCATACATACAGCAAAGGCCACCTGCGTGTCATTCCCCGCATGCGGCCTTCTACATTTTCTTTTGAATCCTTCTATCCGTTTATCACGGTCCAGGTTCGGCGGTCTCGGTGATTGCGGTCGGGTCAATGGTCACTTCTCCGTCGTTTTCCAGCGAAATACTGTAAGTGGCGTCATCTTGCGCGGGGTCTGTGCGTTCCAGCGACGCGATAACGAACTTTCCTGTCAGGTAGGGATTGTCGTCGTTCTCGCGTTCCATACACTTCACTTCGACGCTAGTGCCTGCGTTCCATGCTGTAAGCAATGCCTTGTAGCCGCTTTCGGTCTCTTTATAGAACACAAGACCCTCGGCGCTGATGCTGACCGACAGTCCGGTAACTCCTTTTCCCTTCCACAGCCCGGCGCTGATGGCGGCAGTAGCCACCGGCTTGACGGCGCGGTCCTTGGTCTCGCTGTTGAGCGTGGTGGTGTGCGTGGTGCAATGGCCTACGGCCTTGCCTCCTACATACAGCAGCATGTCGCTACCGTTGCAATATCCTTTCTTTGTCGTTGCCATAACTTTTAATTGTTGATTGTTAACTTTTCATTTTTCCTATATCTTCAGTGTGAAGACGAGGCGCTGGATGTATGCGTCGGCCTGCCATCCTTCTTCCGCCCCCGTCAGGGTGCAGCTGCGCATGTTCATGTCGCCCATGGCGTACTGCACTCCGTCGAGCGCGGCACGCACGGCTTCGGCCAGGCGTATGCTTTCTTCGTAGGATGCCGCATAACAAACGACTTCCTCGACCACGGTGTCCGCCCATTTGAGTCCCGTCTTTTGCGCTTTCTGCTCGAACGAGACCCGCCGGTAGGCGATGTATGGCAAGCGTGCGTTGTCTACCACCACGGGAAAGACGTTCCGCGTGATGGCCGACACGGCTTCATCCGCCAACAGCGCTCCTCGGATTATGCTCCCTGCACTGAGGCTGGTCTGTATCTTCGTATCTTCCATATTTCCTCCTTTCGTTGTTTGCTGTTATCGGATTCCCGCCTTTTCCGCCGCCCGTACCACCTTTTTCTCTACCTGGGGAAGAAGTCCGGCTTCGACCGATCGGTACATGTCCGGCTCTGCCCGCTGCATGAAGCGGTAGTCTGGCATTGTTCCCGTGTCGTGCGCCTTGCGGTTTCCTTTTCCCTTTGTTGCGCGCCGCTTCGTTCCGTCTTCCGCCCACATCAGCACGGGCTTCAGCTTCCCGTAACGGTTGCGGTGCATGGACTTGTCGGATTTCTTGCCCCGTTGTGGCTTCACAGTGACCATGAACCCGCCTCCACGGCTGTAGATGTAAGGCCGAACGCCTTTATTCAAGTCGGCCAGGTCTCCCTGTACCTGTAGCCCCGATTGCGACACGGCCTTTCGGGCTATCTTCATGGCTTTGTTCGCTTCCACGCGGTAGGCCGAGCGAAGCGCGCCTTTCAGCTTCTTCGCGTCGAGCTGGCGTGCTAGTTCCGTCCATTCGGCGGCGGTGTAGTCTTTCGGGTTCATGGCGGTTTATTCGTTTACTCGTTCACAGATCAGTGTCTTCATGCCCCGGTCGCGGTTGTGCAGCACGGAGACGACGGTGTACAGTTCGCCTCCCACTTGCCTTGCCCTCCATCCGTCGGCCACGGCGTGCGCGTCGCGGATGTTGAACTCGGCATGGTAGTCGGCAAAGTGTTCGGCGGCTTCCTCACTGCGGCGGGCGGTGTATTTCACGCGTTCGGCATGTACGGTGGCCACGGGCGTGTAGCTCACGGCCTCGTCGCCAAAACCTCCCGTCGTGCGTTCCGGCCTCAACAGTTCCAGCCTTTCTTTCATTCGTCCTGCCTGCATGGTTCATCCCTCCTGTCCGTTTGTGTCGGCTACCAGCCGCCGGAACGGCTTTACCAACGCGTCGAGCGTATAGGGCACCGGCTGCATCTGTGCCGTGCTGACGGCTTCGCGCTGGTTGTACCAGTGCCCGGCCAGCAGCAGGACTGCTTGCTGCAGGGGGCGTGGCATTTCGCCGCCTCCCATGGCTTGCAGTTCTTCGGCGGTGCGGGCTGTGGCTTTCACCACTGCATCGGTGGCCGTAAGGAGTAGGTGCTGCAGGTATTCGTCGTCAGCGTCGAAGTCGTCGGCGCGGACGTGCTGTTTCAACAGTTTCAGGCTGGGTGCTTCCATTCACGTTCCTCCTTATCCGGCTTTAGTCACTACGCCCAGGGCAAATGCTTCGGGGTAGAGGGTTGTTGTGCCGAAACGGGCGTTAAGCACGAAGTCGGTGGCGTTGTTGCGTGCCAGCGTGTAGGGATCTACGATGATTTCCATCGGACCGAAGAAACCTGCAGCCTGGTAGCTCCAGTCACCGAAACCTACATAGCCGTCGGCGTTCGGCGTGGTGAAGACGGGATAGCCCAGCACCTTGTCGTCCTCGCAGAGGAAGCGTCCGCTTCCGGCGTCGACCTTCTCGTTTTCGAGCAGCGCCTTCATGTCTTCGGTCATCACCCAACAGGGGGCTACGAGCTTGATGCCAGATCCGGCCACTTTTGCCTTCATGGCCAGCAGCTCGGCACGGGTAGGAACCTCACCGGCGAAGGTGGTTTTGGCCGACTGCACATTCGAGTCGACGAACGGGCCCTTGACGGGGGCTGTCGTCTCCAGATTGAACATGGCTTCGTTGATGGCGTCGGACACAGCGGCTGGCATTTCGGCGTTGATGACGTTCTCAACCACTCCCTCGCTGTCGTACAGCTCCTCACGGGTGACGGGGATTGCAATGCCCAGGCGTTTGCCAGTCATCTCCAGTTTCTTGAAGTCGATTTTGCTGTCTGTCAGCTTGGCTGCCTCGTCGGCCCATGCGGCTGTGGCCTTTCCGTGGCTCGGCCAGCGCAACTTGCCTACGCAGCCCGACTTGATGGTGATTCCTACCTTGTCCCAGATAAGGCCGGCGCGGAGGGGTTTCAGCATTTCCTGCTGTTGCACGGGGATGATTCCTGTGTCTGCCAGTGCGGCCGTGGTCTGTATCTCGCGTACCAGGATGATGCGCGCCTCCTTGCGGTTTTTCATCAGTTCGCGCAGTTGTGTGTCTGCATCCTGCACGGGCTCGTCCTTCATGGCTTGCGCGGCTTGCAGCTTCATCTGCAGCACCTGGTTCTCGCGGCGCAAGGTTTCAAACTCGGCGTTCTCGGCTTCGTTGCGTTCGCGCTGTTCTTTTTCGCACACGTCGGCCATTTCCTCGATTCGTGCGCAGTTCTGCTGGTACTTCTCGACCAGCTGACGTACGTTTACTTTTGTTTTTGCCATTGTTTCCTTGTTTTTTTAATGGTTCTACAATTTATTCTCGTTCTCAAATCATTTTCTGACGGGCCGTCAGCCTCATCTGGCTGACGCTTTCCGCGGAGCGTTCGCGCTGATGGGCAGCGTTGTCCTTCGCCTGATCAGCGGCAAGCATCTCGCGCAGCTGGCGGGTTTCGACCTCGGTACCGGCATAAGCCGGGTCTGCGGCAAGGGTGAAGTCGTATATTCCCGTGATGCGTTTCACGCGGAAGGTTACGTGTTTCTTGCCCGCCTCGTCGAAGACTACCGAGCGTTCCACGTAGTCGTTGTCCCAGTAGTAGGTGGAGAACATGAAGCTGCATCCGCTCAGGTCTCCGCGCTTCACCAGCTCCAAGGCTTTGTCGCCGTCGACGGTGGCGGGGGCGTCGAAACGGAAGGTCACGCCCTGTTCGTCGACTTCGTAGGTCAGCGTGCCTTTACCCTTGTTGCTTCGTGCCAGTATGAGCTGGCGGTCGTGGAACATGGTGAACTTAATGTCGCTGGCGTCGAGCAGCTGGCGGGTGACGGCCTGCGGGTCTATCACTTCGCGGCAATCTTCGTGTTCGTCGTCCCACAGCGGTTCGGACGGCACGCCGAACAGGATGGCGCGCCCTTCGATGGTGCGGCTTTCTCCGGCGGTTCCGTCGCCTGCCTGCCGCAGGTGCACTCCTTTCACGTGCATCTCGCGGCGTAGGGTGGTTTCTTTTTCCTTATTCATTTCCTTGTTGGTTTTGGGGTTTGTTGTTTATGGTTTCGTCGATGGAGCGCAGGTTGGCCGACACGAGCACACGGTCTCCTCCCGGGACGGGGGGCTTGTTTTCTTCGCGCCTCCACTCGTTGACGGTGTACAGCCCGGCGGCGATGGTCTTGGCCTGGTAGTCGGCGCGGCTTTCGAGGTCGCACGAGTACAGGCCGCGGCGGTCGAACCGGATGCGCTGCCTTGCGCTGAGCGCACGGGGCACGAGCTTTCGGTTGAGTTCGGCTTCTATCTTTTTGAGCAGGGGGTCGAGTGTGTTGCTCAGGAAGGCGACGTTGGCCATTTCGGCTGACTTGTAGTTGTTGCTGGTGTCGTCGAACACGAACGAGGGGTGAACGCCGAAGAAACGGCACAGCTCGCGTACGGTGAACTGGCGCACCTGCTGGAACTGCATGTCGGTGCTGCTCATGGACAGTTGCTTGAAGTCGATTTCGCCGGAAACGGGAACGATCTTTGCCCCTCTGCTGAACTGTTCGTCCATGCTGACGGCTTTCTTCTTCAGTTCTTCGTCCTGGTATTCGCCGAAGCCGCGGACGCTGTTGTCGTTGCGCAGGATGCCGCGGACGTGTCCGCCGGTGGCCAGTCGCTGCATGGTCTCGCGGTCTCCGGTGGAGGCGATGCCCGATGCCATGGCGGCGTAAGCCAAGGTGCTGAGCCCGTGCTTTCCGTCGAGCGAGAAGTTTTTGATGTGGATGACTTCTCCCTCGTCGAAGGTGCCGCTGATGCCGTTCCAGGTGTCGGCCACGGTGTAGTGGTCGGACAGCGTATCGTGGCTCACCGTGTGGCGTCCGCACAGGGCGAGGCGGTATGGCTGCATGGTGGCTGGGTCGTAGAAGGGGATGATGTAGGCGTTTCCGTCCATGAGCACCTGGCGTACGGCTTGTGTCCAGAAGTCGTACGCGCTGAGCGGCTCGTCGGGCTGGACGTTGAGCAGGTAGTGCAGGGTGCTTTCGGGTTGTTCTTCGAACAGGCCGCCCCGCCGCTTCATGTATTGCAGCGGCAGGTTGGCCACACTTTCGGCTATTAGGTTGACGCAGCGGTATACGGTGGCCACTTTCATGGCGTCGCTTCCGTACAGCATCAGGGTTTCGGGTATGAAGCGCCCGCCGGTACGTGGGGTGGTGGCGTCGCCGGGCGTTGTGGTGGTGTCCGGTGTTGGCGGCGTTTCGCGCTTCTTGAAGGGGTTTCTGAATAGTTTCATTCGTTTCTTTTGTCTTTACGTTTCGCGCGTCGTGTGGCTGTGTGGTACCGCTTTGCGGTGGTAGGCTGTGTTTTTAATATTTTTTATGATTAAAAACACATAAATGCGATGTAAATTCCTGATTCCCCTGTCACGGCAACCAATTACTCTTTTGTGTTAAATGACATTAATATGAGTGCCATTTGTATCCTTTTGTTTTGTAAATGACACTCAAATTAATATCTTTGTAGTGTTAATCAAGCGGACATTGAAATGAAGTACAATGAACTTGAACGACTGATTAAAAAAGCCGGATGCTTCGACACTAGAGAGCAACAGAACGGGCATCCCGTCTGGGAAAGTCCTAAAACCGGGAAGCGATTCCGAATGAGCAATCACGGAAAACAGGAAGTCGCCTCCGGAACGTTAAATGCAATTATGAAAGCGGCAGGACTGAAATAAGTCCTGCCCAATTAAAAAATAAATGATTATGAAAAAAGTATCTGCCATTATTGAGATGGCTTCGGATGGTAACTACAGCATCTATATGGATGCCGACGATATGGACTATCTGGTTACTGCAACAGGCGCGACATCCAAGGAAGCCATGGACGATTTCAGGAAAGGGTATGAGGATGTCAGAGCATCCTACGAGCGTGACGGGAAGTTTTTTGAAGAGGTCGAGTTTGACTTTAAGTATGACATGGCTTCTTTTCTCTCTTATTACACGCAGGCTTTTTCCCTTGCCGGATTATCACGGATCACGGGAATCAACAAGAGCCAGTTGAGCCATTACGCGACCGGGCATCGCAAGCCTTCGCGTGCTACTATTGACAAGATTCAAAAGTCGGTCCACGAATTTGCAAACGAATTGAGCCGGGTTCATTTCGCTTGATTAACACTTATCGGAATATCTTGGCCAAGGAGAGGTCGTCTCACATTTTCAGACGGCCTCTCTTTTTCGTAACCTGTACACCAGCCACCCGGCAATCAGCAAGGCCGCCGCGATGATTATCCCCATCGCCCAGCCGCCCAGCTCCAGCTTCATCCGTTGCCAGCGGGTGAGCTCGCGCTCGACGGGATAGGGGACGCGGATGCTGTCGGTGCGGCTCAGGTAGAGGGTGTCGCGGATGAGCTTGTCCCTGTAGACGTAGCGGTACTTCTCCGCCCAGACGGTGTCGCCCTCCTGGCGGATGTAGATGCTGTCGCGGCGGTAGATGCTGTCGCGCTGTAGCTGGGTGATGTAGATGCTGTCTGTCTTGACGGTTACGACAGGGATGTACTCCACGCTGCGGCACGAGCACAGGGCGGCGAGCAGAAACAGGACATAGATGTATTTCATAACATAATCGTTTTTTTCCTGATGCCCGAATTTGGATGCCGCCCGGGCATGAAAAAGGCGGCGTCCTCAACAAGTCAAAGAACTCCTTGCTACCATTTTCGTGACCGCACGAAAATGGTCAGAGCAACGCCCAACCGGCTTCCACGTCGGCCATCACGGCCGGAACGCCGTTCTCCACCTGCGAAATGGCGGCGGCGAGGGCGCACATGGTGGCGCGGTCGGCCACATCGGGGACGAAGGTGGAGGGCACCTGCATCTCGCGGCAGACGCGGCTGATGTAGGCGGACGTGTTGTTCCCGTCGGACGGGGGCGCCCATCGGCGGATGAAGTCGGCTACCGTCTGGCAACCGTGGCGGCGGCGGTAGTTCTGCAGGGTGCGGAGCAGGGCGCGGTAGCCCCAGCGCATTTCGGTGAACTGGAAGAAGGCGGGGTCTTCCTGAACGGGGCGAAGGCCTTGCCAGCGGTCCTTCGTCGTGCGGATGTTTCCGGGGTTGTTGTTTCGCAGGCCGCGGGGAAGGGATGAGGGTTGAGCGTTGGGGGATGAGGGTGCTTCGTTTTTCATTTTCAATTCTTCATTCTTCATTTAATAAGTTTTTTCATTTTTCGCTGTCCTTGCGGCTTTCCTTGATGATGCGTATGATGTCTTCGGCTTCTTCGCTGGTGAGGCAGGCTACGATTTTCTCGGCTACCTGGGCCACGCTGGCGGCGGAGCTTTTCTTCTTGCGCAGGTTTTCGACGACGGACAGGCCTTCGATGAGCAGCACGCAGGCGGTGCAGAGGACGCTGGCGTAGGGGATGGTGTACCAGGGGAAGACGAGCCCGAGGACGTCGACGAGCAGGAAGACGAACTGCAGCTTGTAGTAGTCGAGTATCTTCTGCCCGGTGCGCCGCAGGGGTCGGCTGCGGACGCGTTCCTTGTTGGCACGGGCGGCGTCGATGCCGGCCCACAGGTCGATGATGGCGGCAACGACGATGAGCACCAGGCAGGTGAAGACGATGGTGAAGCCTTGGCGAAGGTCTTGCTCGATGAAGTAGTAGATGCGTTCCATGGCGGCGTCAGGCGAGTACGTTGAACAGTGTCTCCAGCTTTTCACAGGTCAGGTCGTTCGAGGCGGCCAGTCGGCCGAAGGCTTCTTCACTGAGGCGATCGATTGTCAGTGTCAATTCCTTATCGTCAAGTTCTTGCAGCATTTTGCGTACAGACTTGTCGTAGGCGGTGAAGTAGTCGTTCAGCTCTTTCAGGTCGGAGTAAGAGAGCAGGCCGTCCTGCTTCTTCTCCTGAATGGCTTCGTTGTGCTTCTGAGCCTTCTGCTGCATGTCGTCGAAACGGTCGTCCTGCAGGGCGCGGCGGCCTTCTTCGGTGTCTTTGTCGTAGGTCTCGGCCACGGGTCGCAAGGCGCGCATGGCTTTGATGACGGTCAACTTGTCGGCCTCGTCCATCTTGGTGAGCTTGGCCTGCTTCAATGTTTTGTATGCCTTTACGGCTTCGATTGTTTTCATATTGCTTCTTGTTTTTTGGTGGTTGTTATTCTGCTACTTCTACATACTGGCCTACCAGCGCGGAAAGGTCCTGGTAGACGGCTTGGCCGGTGTCGCGGGTGCAGCGGTACGTCACGCCGTTCTGGCTGTAATACTTGCCCGAGAACAGCTCCATGTTGTTATTGTAGGGTATTGGGTCTTCGCGGGTTCCGGCGGCCGATTCGTTGATTTCTTCGTAGAGGGCGGCGGTGTCGACGGATGGCGGCTGGTTCTCAAGCACGGGGTCGACGGCTTGGCGCACTTTGTAGAGCTTGTCCTCGTGCAGCACCTTGAACCCGGCTTCGAGCTTCTGGCCGATGAACTGCTTCCACTCGGGGTAGAGGTCCTTGAACTGGAGGGACTCGGCGTCGGTCAGCTGGATGTCGTTGATCTTGGTGGCGAACAGGCCGATGATCTGCGTGACTTTCTGCTCGGGGTAGTCGACGCTGCCGCGGGCGGCGTCTTTGGCGCGGCGGATGCGTTCGGCTTCTTCCTGGGTGATTTCTTCCCATTCGTCGTTCGATTCGGTCAGGGGGACGTATGCCTGCATCAGAATCACTTTGTCGACGTCTTCCTTGGCGGATGCGTTGACGATGTAGCCGCCATTGGTGGGGCGGAGCCACTTGCCTTGGTAGTCTTTCTGGATTTCCATGTTGGTCAGTGAATAATGAATAATGAATAATGAATAATGAATAATGAATAATTAAAAACTGGGGGGGCGGGTGGTATACCTGCGCACGCCCCCGTTTTTCATTTTTAATTTTTAACTTCCCTCATCCCAGCGGGTCTTCGCCGCCGCCGGGTTCTTCGGTTCCGCCGCCGGAGGTGGAGCCGCCTGCCGATGTGCCGTCGTAGGGCAGCCACTCGATGCCGGTCGATACCAGCCCACGGGTGATGGCTTCGCCGCGCTTGGTGTTGCCTTCGCGCTGCGGGGTGAACTGCACGCGCACGGCTTTTACTTGCTTCTGGAAGTCAAAGTCAGCTTCGTCCTTCACTCCGGTGGTGTCGAGCGTCAGGCGGAAGGTGCCGAGGCCGTCGAGGCGGACGCTTTTGCCTTGCTTCATGAAGTCGGCAAGGACGGAGGCGAGGTCGCCCAGGACGGCGGCTACGTCGGACTTGGAGACGGTGCTGATCTGCGCGAGGCGTTCGGCTACTTCGCGGGTCTCGACGGGGTTGCCCACGGTGATGGCCTGCGGGAAGTAGACGCCTGTTTTCTCGTTGAATTGCTTTTTGTAAAATGCCATAAAATAAAGGTTTTTAGTTGCTTTCACCAAGTGGCTACTTTGGTGCGTCCAAGTGGCTACTTTGGTGCGACCAAGTGGCTACTTTGGTGGAAGCGGGGTGAAACAATAAGTTTTTTGTTGTTATTCTCTTTAATACGTCACTTGCAATGTCTTCTCATACAAATTGGTATTGTATTGATATGTCATTTCTATACGTATATAATCTCGACTTGTTCCGCTCTGGATAATTGTGTTGAACACGTCTCTGCTTGCTGTAACCTCATATTCAGCAGTACCTCCTGCTGGAACGTTAATGGCCACCAACTCATAGCTTTGGAAATAATACGTACCTCCGCTTCCATGAATGTTTAGCTGGTATTCGTTGGCGGCCATCGAGAAAGCGGTAGAACGCTGGTTCTTCACCTTGAAGCGGAAGCGGAAGGTGCCCGGGCCGATGGCGATGGAGCCAATCGTCTGTTCGTTTGTGTACGAATACTCTCCGAATGCAATTTCGACCAGACTGAACAACGGCACGTTGTCGAATTTCTTTAAAGTAAACTCTCCTTTCTGTTTCCATGTATCAGCAAAAGGTAGTGGAATAAATGATGCTGACGGCTGGTTTGTCTCCAGCACGAATGCCTGGTCCGCCTTGAAGCTGCTGGCCAGCAGGTAATATTCCACCTTGGAGCCGCTGTTGAAGTTCATCAGCGGCGCGTCGTCGCGGTGCAGGTTCACGTAGGGGTCTTCGGTCCGGTCGATGAACTGCTTCAGTGTTATCGCGCTGGTCTTTACGTAGTATTTGTTGCTGCTGCCCAGTATGGCCAGTGCCAGGTACATGTTCTCCAGCAGGCTGTTCGCCTGGATGAGGTTGAGCGAGTCGGCGGCGTTCTTGTAGCACATCACCTGAAAGGCGTATACTTCCTGCACCGACGTGTCCCACTCGAAGATAGTCTCCGCCGTGCTGAACAGGATGGGCGGCTCGGCATTGTGATTGTAACCGATAAAGTCGCACAGGCGGTAGGGCGAGTTGTCGCCCCCTTTGGGCGGGACGTATTCGTACGAGTTGGCGTTCACCGCGTCGAGCACGGTGATCCGTGCGGTTACAGGCTTGATTCCGTAGTCGCCGTTCTTCAGTTGCGCCTCGGTCAGTTCGCCGATGGCGGGGTAGTCGATGGGTTTGTACTTCGCCCACTTGTTGATTCTCTTATGCTGGTTCGAGCAGATATACCCCACGTCGTACCCGCCCGCGTAAATGCCCACTCCGAGCACCTGGTAAGGGTCGCTCGCGCTGATGGGCGCGCTGATCACTCCGTTGCTGTGTGCCATGTCCGTTTACTTGTTTTCAGAGGTTATACACTTGCAGGCCAGCGAGCCGGTCACCCGCATGCTTCCTGTCACCACTACGTTCCCTTCGATGGTCACGTTGCCCGCCACCACGCCGTCCTTCGGCAGGTAGCGCACGACGACCTTCTCTACTGTCCGCTCCACCACTACTTCCTTCGTGATTTCCGCGTTGAAGACTCTTGCGAGCCATTGGATAAATCGTTTCATGCTGCTGTTAAATTATTAAGTTGACGTCTGAGTTCTTCGTTTTCACGCTCCAGCCGCTCGACGCGCTGCTCGATGGTTTCCTGCGCAACTATCGTCTGCTGCAACGCTCCGGCGATGAGGTTGATGTAGTCGGTGCAGAGGTAATTGATTGCGCCGTAGCCGTCGTCGTCGGTGTGGCAGAAGTTTGGCAGGCCTATTTCCTTTGCCGACTGGTACAGCAGCCCGGTATGCCTTTCCCTGTCGACGGCTCCCGTGTTCCTCTGTATCGCCTTGTCGTTGTAGTAGAAGTCGACGATGCGGCCTAGGGAGAGAAGTTTGTGGCGGTAGTCGGCTGTGGTCGTAAGGATGGTTTTCAGGCGGAGGTCGGAGACGGATTTGGCGGTGATGGAGCCGGTGGCGAGGATGTTACCCGCCACGTGCAGCTTCTGCGAGGGGGCGGTGGTGCCGATGCCAAAGTTACCACCCGGAAGCAATACCATTTTCGGCGACGAATACGTGCCTCCATAGTAATAGTAATTCAGTGTATTACCGCTGCCATACGCTCCTGCTACATTTCCAAGACTTGTCGTTCCATCACTTCCATAATATCCCAATCCAGCCGCCCATCCGCCTGTCCCTCCGTATAGCAGAAACGAACCGCCATTGGTTATTACTGTTTTACGACCTGCATCACCAGGCTGAAATTCGATACGACTTACGTTTGTCAGCTGGCTTCCGTTGAAATTCACTCCTCCTTTTGCTGTCAAAGCACCCGTCACGGCCAGCGTGCTTCCGAAGGTCACCGCACCGCTCGCGTTGATGGTCGTCGCCCCACTTATCGCCCCGCTCACGTTCGCCGACCCGTTGAACGACTGCCCCCAGATGGTGCGTGCAGTCTGCAAGGTGGTGGCCGTGGCTGCGTTTCCGGTGACCGACACTGCAAGGGATGTACCGCACTGCGTGATGACTCCCGCGTTCAGGTACACAGGACGCGTGCCGCTTCCCGCGTTTCCCGACATCGCCGTGGGTACTCCAGCCTGAAGGTAGATGCCGCGCGTGCCACTTCCTACAGTTTCAGTACCGATTTTCTTTACGTAATCCGAATAGTTCCGTCTGTCCAGCAGGATTGCCCATTCGCTCCATGCGTTGCTGTTATAATCCTTATTCCGGTGGTACAGGCTACCGTTAGCCGAGCCTGCAAACCAAAGCTGCGGCTGCCAATGGTTTGAAACGTTGGAAACTACTTCTATAATGTTGCCGTAAGTAGTCGGACCACCGTCATTGTAAACGTCGTACACATTCAGTGTGCCATTCTTCGTCGTAACCCTGAACTCATTCCACAACTTGCTATTCGTCGTCGAATTGCAGGCGGTAGCCCTGACGGTATCAGCGTGAGAGGCATACAGCGACGTCAGCGACTTCGTCGTGTTGCCGATGGTCAACGACAGTTTGGTCACTGTTGACGATCCCAGATTGGTAAACAAGCCCTCGCGGTGCACGCCGTCCAGCAAATCGGCGTTAAGGCCGCTACCGCTTCCAACATTCCCAGAATGCCATACCTTGTAATTATTTATATATAACGGTACACTTAAATCTGATCTTGTTCCGTTCCACTTTTGCCACGGATTTTTATAATCATTACCTACATACTGATACAAAAGATTTTCACCTTGTCCATACGCTCCGAATAGACAATAAACATCTGTATTGCTATTAACAAATGAATAACTTCTTGCCCATCCAGCAGTTGTATGAATAACATGTTTTATATCAGGAGAACCCGAACTTGAAAAACCAATTACTACGTCAGATGATGTTGATGCCCACTTCTTATCCGACTTAATTTCTTGATTGTCATTTATTGTAACCGCGTCCGTAATTCCATAACCTTTAACTGTTGTCGGTTTACTTGTAATTTCCGCAAATGTATATGTAGGCTTTGTGCTTCCAATCCAAGACGGTTTACCTGTTATTTCACTCCACGTATAACTTGGCTTAGTGCTGCCAATCCAAGAAGGTTTACCAGTTATATTATCCCATGCAAGGCTTGGAATAATAGAGGACTGCGGCACATTTACCCACTTTGTTCCATTCCATTTAAGCAAGTCGTTTGCCGCTAAACTTGTCAAAGAAACATCGAGTAAATCGGAAAGATAAGAAGAACCACTTCCTCCACCACCTTCTCCTTCGTCCATCCCTTTTGCGGAGATGAATTCGTTTGAATAAAGTCCGTATTTAGCTCTGATAGCATATACACCGCTTCGTATCTCTACCTTTTCGAATAAATCATTAAATACGTTAGCTTCCAGCTTGCTATCTAATTCATCTTGCAATCCGCTGATTTTACTTATTGATAAAGTAGGAATGTCTGCTGCTGCGAGCGTCTTAGCTGCAACAGAAGTCACATGACCTAAATTGTTTACAGTTATTGCAGATAGAACCTTTCCCGTTGCCGAGTTAATTGTTGTGGCCGTGGCAGACGGGTGCGTATAGGTGTACGTGGCCGTCAGACGTCCGCTGGAATCTACCGAAAGACGGTCTCCCACGATGATGCCGCCCAATGCACTTGTAGTTGCTGGTTTAAGTGAAAGGGTACGGTTGGCCGAAAGCGTACCGCCACCGGTCAAGCCCGTACCCGCGGAAATGGAAATGGATTTGTCAGCTTTCGTGCCAATCGTGGTCAGGATGTCGTCGATGCTGTCCACGTTGCCCTGTAGCACGTCGGCAATTTCCTTCAACGTGTCGAACGCGGCGGGCGCGCCGTTAACCAGCGCGTCGATGCGTGCGTCCAGATCCGACGTCGTGGCGTAGCCCTTTCCCACGACCCACGACTGCGTGGCGTACCCGTTCAGTGCTGCGCTAGTGATATATCCGCGCCCCGTCACCCATGCCTCGGTGGCGTAGCCGTCCAGCGACGGGATGTCGCCCGTCTTGGCGTAATTGTTTTCCGTCAGGTATGCGGCAAGCTGCTCCTCATCAAGCCCGCCGCCTATCTCATCCAGACGCTTCTCCGTCCAGTGTGTGCTTCCGGCCAGCTGCACCATGATGCGGTCGTAGGCGGGTGTCTGGTCGGCCCACGCGCCCACATTGACGAGCTGCCCAAGGTATGACGCGCCACCGGTGCCGCCTTCGTCGCCTTCGTCGATGCCTTTGGCGGAAAGGAACTCGTTCGTAAACAGCCCGTACTTGGCACGGATTGCGTACACACCCTCCCTGATTTCCACCTTCTCGAAAAGGTCGTCGAATATGTATTTGTCGAGCTTGCCTTCAAGCCCTTCCACACCGCCCACTATAACCGTGCTTCCCGGCTGCACCGACATCCCGGCGTCGCGTAGTCGCTTGCTCCTTGGCCGCGCCGCGCGCCCCGTCACCTTCAGGTCGTATCTTTTGTCTTCTGCCATATATCTCGTAACCTTTAGTTTTCTTCGTACTCATCAGGCCTCAACTCGCAAACCGTCATCTCTGCCGTCGCCATCCTCGTGTCTTCCACCTTGGACAGCATCATGAATTTCTTTCCTTCCTGGTTCTGCTCCGTATACGCACATAGCCCGCCGCCGTCCATTTCGGCCTCACCCGAAAGCTTCACCTTGCGTTCGGCATACTGGCTGTAAAGCGTACCTATCAGCAGGTTCTCCAGTTGCGTGACGCGTCCCGCACGCTGCATCTCCGTTATCTGTTTCCCGTCCGATGTGCGGAAATACGCTCCGCGCGCCGTCGGCAACGCCTTCCCGCTGCTTCCGCACACGCACTCCATCTCCAGTTCCTCTTTCGCGTCGGCGTTCAGGCTGGCACTGTATTCCACATCGTCGGTGTCTATCGCGCTGGCAAAACGGCTATCGTTCAGAATCTCCAGTTCCGGAAGCTTCTGCAACACCCAGAAGATGTCGTGTTTCGCCCCCTGGTCCAGCTGCCAACCCCAAACCTTGTCTGGGTTGTTCACTTCCTGCTTGTCTATCGTGTCTCCCGCCCTGGCTATCATCCAGCCCCTGCCCAGCACCGTAACAGACAGCCTGCCGCCGCTTCCCACGCTGGGGTAGCGGATGTACTGGCCGTCTTCTGCCTTCCTGAGCGAAAGCGACATGTCGTACCTGTGTGGGTTCACCGCATGCCGGTTCTTTCTCCAACCGTTCGCGATGGCCGAACGATTGAACCGGTCGTCCGGGTCGTACCATGCCAGATAGCCGAATACAGACGGGTTTCCCGAACCGTCTTCCGTGTACGGCTTCCAGGTGCCGTAATTCGGGCGGGCCACCACCGTTTCCGGATTCGACACGGGCGCAAGCACAATCGCCCGGTTGTCCCACACATATTCCCTGCCGTCCGCGTCGGCCTTGAACCGTAACAATACCGGCACGTACACGAAGTTGGCCGTCCTGTTCATGAAGTCCTGCCACTGCTTACCCGTCACCGGTCCCATGTCGACGGCTTCCTCATAGAAGTTGGGGCGCACGTCGAACAACATGTCCAGGCTCAGCCTCAGCACCATCCTTTCCGCCTGTTCGTCTTCCAGCCTTGGAATCCATACACCGGCGGTGGTATACAGTTTTCGTCCCGCGTTGTAAGGCGTTCCTGCCAGTTGCGCCGGGTTGACGCCTCCGTGTCTCCATTCCATCGAGTATTCTGGCGCCGAATAGGCCCTGAAGGCCGTGTAGCCGATAGCCATGCCCTCGTCCTTGCTTCCGTCTATCTGCGGTACTGTCGTGAAGAATGACACCGACCCGTCGTCCAGCGTCGCACCTTGCCCTTGGCCGGACACCCATAGCGAGAACCCGGAATCGGTAGGCATGGCCTGCGCCCATTGCTTCACGTCGTTGCCGTAGTGGTAGCTGTACACGCGGCACTGCCCCCACTGCCCGCCGTCCAGGTTGTTCAGCTCCGTAATCCGGCTGTCCGTCGTCTGCGTCCAAGCCTCGTCTGGAAGCATGTTTCCCGCTTGCGAGTAAGTGCTCCACGTTATCCGGGCATTGTTGTACACGCGGTCTACGCCCATTGTCTGCGAATCTCCATTCCATCGTATTATTCGCCCATTTTTAAGCCCGTATAGCCCGTTTATGTCATACACGTATACCTTGCCTGCCTTTTGCTCCAAACGTAGCCCCAGCGGCTGCAAAATACCCTCTACGGCTTCTTTCAGCGTCGACTGCTCCCCATCCTCGTCCACGAAGTTGTCGCTGCGCACCTGCATCTGTGCCAGATCCGCCTTCGTCCCGTCCGTGAACATCGTGCTGATTCCCGTCTGGTCGATGCCGCCCGTATTGATGCCCGATTCGCTCAGGGCGTTCTCCAGCACCGAAAGCAGTGTCTGCATCCCCGTCAGCCTGTATTTCAGCCTGTCCAGTATGCCAAAGTCGGAAAAGGTGAGCTGCACGGGGTACAGCGCAGCCCGCTCATACGGTTCTTCGTAGAACTCCGGGTCGAGCAGCCCGCTCCAGTACAGCGACCCGGCGCGGTACACGTCCAGACGTATCGTGCCCGGCTTGATGGTGTACAAGTCCTGGTATGTGCGGTCGCCCGGGCTTTCGATGCTGACGGTCGCCATGCTTCCGCATATCACGTCGTGCTTGGCCGTCTCCTTCCATTCGATGACCAGCGGCTCGTCCGCCTCGAATGTCAGTTCTTCCACGGAGGAGTAGGGCGCTTCCGCTTCCTGAAAGATGCGGCATTCCCACTCAGTTCCGTCCACTGCTACAAAAGCACCTTTGTATCTCAATTGCATTGCCATGTCCTCATCCCCTCCTCTCACGGTTGTTCTCATTCTGCAAGATGCCTACAAGCCGCCGTCCCTTTATCTTAAATTCCACTTCGCCAGAAAATCCCGAGTATTGTGGCTGTATCAGGCTGCGGAGCCTATCGAGCGGGGCAACTACCTCCGGATTGCTCGATGCTCCCGGATATTCGCCGAACATTCCCAATGTGGGACCGTAGGCGATACCTCCTTTCGCAAACTTCGGTATGGAGGCCAGCGCGGCCACTACCGACGCGATAGCGGCTACTGCCATGGCCGGACCTACGAACGGAATGCCCGCCACGCTGTTTGCTGCCTTGGCCGCTGCTCCTTTCGCGTTGACATTTGCCTCTGCATTGGCGGCCGCCGTCAAAGACATGATGGCCGGTATGGCCTTGGCGATGGCCTGTAGCAGATTTGCGCCCCATTGCAACCATTGCCCCGCCTGCCCCTCGATGCTTCCGCCCAGTTGCCCCATGGCCGAAGCCAGCGTTCCCATGCTTTCGGCTGCCGATTCGTTGTCCTGCACAATCTGGTTGCTCGCTCCTGTGAATTCGTCCCGTTTTTCACGTATCGCGTCGATAGTCTTTTGCAGGTCTTGGTACTCGGCCTTGTTTGCCGTCTGCTGCAAGCCGATATAGTGCTCCAGTGCAAGGTTGTAGTCGCGCAGGGTTTCCAGTTTCCCGCTCCACTGGTTGTCGGTGTCGTCTTCAACGCTTTCCACCTTTGCCCGTGTGATGCCCAGATATGCGTCCCGTTCTTCTTTCAGTTTGTCAATCTTCTCCTGTATGCCTTTCACCTCGGACAGGTCTGCCGTCTGCTGTTGTTGCTGGTAGTAGGCTATGGCGTCGGCGTATTCTTTCAGATTCTGCAGGTTTTCGGTCTTTATCGGCACGTCTGGTTCCGGCGTAGCCTTTCCTTTTGTGGCATCTGGTGTGCCTGGTTTCTGCTTTTTTCCGGTCACGGAGAAACTGATGGCATTCAGCTCGTCGACTGCCTGTTTCATCTGCTCCTTCATGGCGTTTATCTCGGCAAGGTTGTCGCGGTACTGCTTGATGGCCTTGTCGTAGTCGCTTGTTCCGGCTATTTCGGCGCCTTGCTCGTACACGGCGTAGCCTCCCGGCCCGTAACCGGTCAGCACCTGTTCTCGTTCCCTTTTCCTGGAGTATTTCCGCGATTGTCCTTTCTCGTCGTAGACCAAGTTGTAGTTTTCCTGCTCTTTCTGCGCGATGGCGTTGGCCAGCGAGCGTGTCCTTGCCTCAACGATCATCTGCTTGCAATACGCCTCGCTGTTGGCGGTAAGCGCCTTGTACCATTCGGCCACAGTGGCGAAATATCCCATCGTGTCGCCGTATGCGGTGTTCATCTCTTCCACCAGCTTGCGTTCCTGATCCTTTGTTCCGTTGAAGTCGCGCAGCCGGGCGATGTTCACCTCCAATGCGGCTCGACTTTGCGTGATGGCTCCCTCTTCCTGTTCGTAGGCCGCACGCATGGCATTGGCTTGCTTCTGATTTTCCTGCATCACCTTGGTGCTATCGTCCGCTTTCTGCCCGAACAGGCTGATGGCCGTCGTTACCGCCGCGATGGCAATGCCCAACCCGCTGACGGCGTACAGCCCCAATATGGCCGCACGCATGGCAATGGCTTGCGCAGTGGCGGCTTTCGCCCCAAATGTCCAGGCGATCTGTGCCCGGTTGGCATATTTCAGTTGCAGTTGCCACAACTTGGTATGCGCGGCTGCTATCTTGGTGGCCACTCCGTGTGCAGTGGTGGCTACGGTTGAAAGCTTGACGTTCCGGATGAGTTGCACAAACACCGTGCTCACGCTTTTGATACCCGCCCCTATAGTGGCTACTGATGACAAGGCCAGCCCCAACTCAGCCACAGCTACCAGTCCCGGCTCGATGGAAGCGAACAGGGCGCCTACCTGTTCCTTCATGTCTCCGTACGCGTTGGCCGCCTGTTGCGCCCGTCCGGCGTCAGTCTGTGCCAAGGCAGCATTCATCTGTCCCACGTTGTCCGTGATGATCTGCGCCAACATTGCCGCCCGCTGCTCTTCATTGCCCATCTTCATGATCTGTGCCTGGGCGGCGGTGAAGGTGATACCCACCTCCTTCAGCGAGTCTACCTGCCCTTGCATGGCCTTTCCCATGAGGTTGGCCTTCTGCACCGCATCTTCGCTGGTTGCCGAAAGTCCCTTCTGTTGTGCTAGCAGGTTGTTCATAGCAGGAAGCAGCGTCTCGATGCTCTGCTTCTGGTTCAGGAAGGTTGCCAGCTGCTGCGCCCCGGCCAGTTGCACCTCGTCGCCTATCACGCCCAGTTGCTGCTGTGCCGATGCCAGGTCTTTGATGCTCTGTATCTCGTCGTCGGTTGCCTTCATTCGTTGCCGCATGACGGTCTCCAGCTTCGTCTCGGCCTGCACCTGCACGGCGTTGGCTGCTGTATACTGCTGCATGATGCCTGTAAGCTGCTGTAGTCCGTTCATGGCGTTGTTCAACGCGGTCGAAATGGATGCTATCTTCTGAAAACGTTTCAGCATCTCGTCACCCCGGTCTGCGGCTATCCCCAGCTCTTTTGCCAGTTCTCGTGTGTTGGCCGATGCCTGTAGTATGGCTTCCTTTCCGTCAATTCGCAGCTTTATGTTAAATTTTACGTCCTTAGCCATTGTTTTTCATCTGTTAACTTGCTTTTTATCCGCATTTATCCTACATTTAGGCACATTTAGTAACATTAATCACTTGCCGTAACATGCCAGACAATATCCATCGCATAGAGGTTGACATTGAGGTCGTACCGTCCGACGAGCCCGAAAAGAAAAGCTTTTGGCTCAGCTTGCGCGACTGGGTGGCCTTCATCGCTGCCGTTGTATTCGTCGTCAGCTTTGTCCTGTGTGTCATCTTTCTCTTTGCCGGGCGGCTTAAGGCAGGGTTTGTTTCGGGCGGTGTCTCGATCGTGGCCTTTGCGGTGGCCTTTGCCTTTGCACGTCTCCCGAATGGCCGCTGGCCTTTGCCCTGGTGGTGTTATGGCGGTGGCTGGTAGCCTCAGCATCCCTCCAGTTTCCGCACCATTTTCTCGAACCGTTCGCGGGTGCTCGGTTTTGCCTGCTGCGTCCGCTCATCCCCGGTGTAATGCTTTCCGTCCCACGGAAGTGGAAGCAACTGAACCGGTGTAAGCTTCTTCTTTAGCCACGGGTTCACCAACAGGGTGGCCTGCATCCTCATCACTTCCCAACCGTTGCGCATTTCGCGTTCCTGCTTGTCGGCGTAGGCCTGGCAGGCTTCGCGGAACTCGGACGGCCTCATCCGGCAAAAGTCGTCGTAGCCCATTCCCATCTCGCCCACGGCATAGCCCAGCAGGCGGTCTATCCCGCTGTTTTTTTTTCTTGGCCGCCGGTGTCCTTCGCCTGATCAGCGCCGTCGCTTCCGTTTTCGGCACTGATGGCGGCCGCCCACCGGCTCAGGTCTTCGAGGGCAATGCGGTCGGCAAAGTCCATAAGCTGGTACTTGAACTCCACACCTTCGCGCCTGCAGGCCGAAACGACACAGCACCACAGGTACACGGCAAGGTCGCTCACCGCGTCGGGCTGTATGCCGGTGACTTCGCGCCCTGTCTCTTCCTTGAAACGTATCATCGCTCCCATCGTAGGGGCGCATGGGTATTGTTTTCCGTCGATTGTAATTGTTGCTTTCATGCGTAATGTGTTTTTTATCCGTTTACTGTTACGCATGTTCCGCTCCACGGTGGTACCACTTTCCGAGCATCCCCGTCTGCCTTTAACTTGTTTTAATGTTTACCGCTCGTACTTGTACAGCAGCCCGATTGTCATGAGCAGGGTGATTACGCCGTCTATCTTGCGGTAGCGTGACTGCTTCATTGGCTTCTTGTTCTCCAGCCGGTCTTCGTCGATGACGGCGTTCATGAAGCAATAGGCGTTGATGGGGTTGTTGTTCAGCGTGATGAGCGGAGGGGTGGCGTAGGCCAGCATTTCCAGCGCCTCGACGGACAGGTTGAAGTTTCCGTTGGTCTGGCTGAACGGCTGCAAGGCGTTGCGTCCGCCGACGCTTGCCAGTATGTTGACCAGTTCCTGGCTTTTGTACGGGTCGTAGCCGATGCGAATTATCTTCAGCTGCTTTGCCCGGCGCATGATGTCGCCCGCTATTTGCTTTACGTCGATACGGTTTCCCGTGCAGAACTGCAGGTGCCCGGCGGCGTGCCATGCCATGTACAGCTCGCGGTTGGGGTGGGAGGGCAGTGCTCCTTCGGGGAAGTAGTAGTCGGTGTGGGCGTTGAACCGCTTTCCGGCCGTGTCGTACAGGGTGTAGGTCACGGCGGAGAAATCGTCGTGCACCGAGAGGTCGAACGCCACGGCGCACTCGGGACGGCCTGCCACGTGGTCGATGTCGAACGCTCCCAGCAGTGAGCGCACCACGCGTTCGGCTATCCAGCACCGCTCCTCGTTGACGCAGAATATGTTCAACAACTTCGTGCGGAAGGTCATCCGGTTGGCTTCGGAGATTTGCGCTTCCGCCCAGGCGTTGGCATAGTAATCTGGCTGCACAGTGACGCCCAGGTGCGGCTGCACTTTTGCCCAGGTGCGCGGATCATCCTCGGCGTCGTCCACGTCTGGCTGGAAGAGGTGGGCAAACAGGGTGTCGTTCCCGACCTCGCCGCGCAGCACGGCCTTCACGCCTTCTAGCTCGCGGGCAAACGGGCCCTCCACTACTTCGCTGGCGGTGGTGATGACGACGGTGAGCGGCTCGCGCCGTACCCCCATCGACGAGGTGACGGTGTTCTTCAGGTCGGCTCCGTTCTTTCCCTTGGTGTCGCGTGCCTGGCTGTACTCGTCCATGATGAGCAGCGAGGCGTTCAACCCGTCTTTGGTCTTGGCGTTGGCCGTGAGGCACTGGATGAAACTGCCCCGTCGTCCGTCGCGGTAGAATATCTTTTCGCGGTTGATGCGGAAATGTCGGCCTGCGGGGTCGATGTCCTGCATGATGGCCCGTATCTCGTCGAAACAGATCTTTGCCTGATCGTACGAGTTGGCACCGATGAAGGCTTGGGCGTTGGCGTCGCCGAAAAGCATGTCGTACACGGCCAGCGCGGCGGCCGAAGTGGTCTTGCTGAACTTGCGCGGCACGAAGATATAGGCCGTGCGTGTCAGCCTCAACCCGTCTTCCCTCGAAAAGCCGAAGATGGAGGCGAACTGGAAGGCTTGCACGGGTGTCAGCTTGTAGCGGGTACGCTTGCCCGCCCCGCTGAACTTCAACGCCTCGTAGAAGCGGAAAAAGCGCCTGACGCGTGATTTGTCCCACGCATGGCGGTCGAGCAACCGGAAGAACCGGCGCACGGCCAGCACTTCGTACAGGTTGTGCGCGTCGGGACAGCCGATTACGTCTCTGACGTACTGCAACAGCCTCGGGTCGGTGTCTTGCAGGGCGTAGGTATATCTGTCCAGCTGGATGTCGGCCAGTTCTTGGGCGGTGTGCCGCTTCAGTTCACGATGGCGTTGTTTCTCTTCGTCGGTCATGGTGTGCGTGGTTTTCCACAAAGTTAGCAAATGTTTGTGGCATTATTCTTCCAGCTGTTTCAAGAAGTCGTCCATCCCGTCGGATCCGGCGAGCTTCTCGCGGCTGTCCTTGTTCATTCCGGTGGCACGCAAGGCCGACTGGCAGATGCGCACGTAGTCCATGTAGAGCCGTTCGAGCACGCTGACGGACTGGCGGGTGTTACCTTCGCGGCTTATCTCGATGTTGACGGGTCGGTGCTGCTCGCTCAGCACGCGGGCGGCCAGCAGGTCGGTCTTTACCAGCAGCTGGGCAAGCAAACCTACCTGCATGGACAGTTCGGGCGTATAGCGTCCTTGCTTCTTTAGGGTCTTGACCAGATAGTCTTTCTTGGCCTTGATGCGGCGTTTCATTTCGGGCGGGATGGGGGTGTCTTCCCAGCCGGTGGCGGGCGCGGGTTTCACGTCCTGGGCTTCGAGCTTCAGCGGGTGTGGCTGTGGCGTGCCTGTGGGGGCTGATGGCTTGTCGCGCTCGGTGTAGCCGCGGCTTTTGAGCTTGGTCTTGCAGTAGAAGATGGTGGCGGAGGTATCTCCCTCGGTGATGAGCTGTAGCAGTCGGCTTTCCACGTAGTCTCCCTGGGTTTCGAGTATCTCGTCCACGGCTTCGGAGAATTGCGCGTCCTGCTGTTTCCAGCGGTAGAATGTGGTGCGCCCCACGCCCGACTTCTCGCAGGCGATGGAGACGATGCCGTAGCTTTCGCGCAGGTAGTCCAGAAATTCAGTTTTTTTCGTTTCCATATCCGTTTGCTTCCTGTTCCGCCCGGAAAACAAGGTACGCCCGCCCGCTTTTTGGGTGTTCCACCTGCTTTGCCGCGCGGTGTTCCATTGTCAAAACTTGTTTCCCCCATATAATTTTCTGGGATTGTTTCCCCCCAGGGCTGAAATTTTCTTCGCGTGTGGAGGGAGTTTTGGGCGGGGTTTACGTTTTGGGGTGGGGGCTTTCAAAAAACATCCCCCCTCCCATGTCCTCGGCTTGCGTGCCGTCCGCCACGAACTTTCGGCGAAACTGTTCGAGTGCCTGGGCGCGCCGCTTTTCGCGTTCCCGGCTGCCGCCCTTGCCCAGGCGTTGGTGGACTTTCAGGTGGCAGGCGTGGCATAGGGGGCGTAGGTTGCTAGGGTCGTACATCAGGGCTTCCATCGCTTGCAGCGTGGGTGCGCTTTGGCAGGGTACGACGTGGTGCACCTCTGTGGCGGCTGTCAGGCGGCCTTGCTCTTCGCAGTCGCGGCACAGGGGATGGGCGGTCAGCACGTCGCGACGCAGGCGTAACCAGCGGCGATCGTGTATCAGGCGTTGGTAGTCGCGGTCAGTGGCCATCGTTCAGCCTCCTTTCTTTGCGGCGAATGGGGACAGTACCGTCGGGCTGTCGTTCCCAGTCGGTGAAGGCAGCGAACATGTCTGCGATGCAGGTGTCGTAAGCGTCTGCGGGTTCGGGGCTGGGCACTCGTTTCTGCTCCATGGCGCGGCAGGCCAACACGGAAGCGGCTCGGCACAGCTTGCACACGCTGCCCAGTCCTGAACGGCTAGCGGCTTCCTGCAGGCGGCGGTAGGTTGCTTCGTCGACTGACAGGTTGACCCTGATTCTTGTTTTCTTCATGTTTCTGTCTTCCGGTTTTTACTTTGTTGACAAATATACGCTTTATCTTTGATTTTTGGCTGACATTCCTTTTCTTTATATATATAGGAGAATGGATAATTGATAATGAGCTTGCGCGTGTTCATTCTCCATTCTCCATTATCAATTATCCATTATCTGCCGTATGTGCACCAGCCCGTCGCGTTCAAGCTGGCGCAGGCGTTCCAAACCGTATTCATCGAGACGCAGTGTCCATTCGCCGTTGACGGTCATGTCGCACGCCGGGCGTCCTCCGAACTGTGCCTGCACGTGCGCGATCAGCGACGGACTGTGTCGGCACTTGTACCAGAATCGCACTTTAGTCTTGTGGTTATTCATGGTTCATTCTTCGTTCTGCATTCAAATGATTCTTTCCACGCGGTGGGCGTTGACGCTGTTTATCCACTTGCCTTGCCACTGGGTAGCCCTGACTGTGAACCAGACGCGCACGCGGTCGCCCAGGCGGGGTGCGTCGATGACGGGACCGTCGAAGCTGGTCATTGTGAAACGCAGGTGGTAATGGTAGATGTCGTTGTCTTCCTGCAGCAGGTAGTCGATGCTTTCCCATTCGCGGCCGTCGCGGGTCTTACCTACGCGGCGGCCCAGTTCTTGCAGTATCTTGCCTTCGGCTTCACACTTCATCGCTGTCGTCCTCCTTTCTGCCGGTGTCGGCTTTATGCTCGTCTGTTATCTCATTGATGACGTATATGGCTTCATTCCACGGTATGTGCTTCAAGTATCGTAGGCAGGCAAACCATCCTTCCCGGTATTCCATCCCTAACATCTCCACCAGTCTCTGCTGGTTTTTTACCTCTCCCTCGCGTGGTTCACGTCCTATTTCTTTCCATTTCTCATCGGCTGCTGCGTTGAATATGGTCGCACGCAATGCTATGCGTTTTTCCAGTTCTTTTTTCATGATGGCGATGTCTTTTTCTGTTGCTGTTTTCATCTTCTTCGTTTTTTTAGTGGTTATACATTCGTCAGTTCTCAATTCTTCATTAGCTTCGCTCAAAACCTCTTTTATCATTTACACTAAGGAATAGTCTTCGTTCTTTATTTACATGGTAAACTGCCTTTACAGCCCTTGCGGGCTGACCTGCGGCAGTATAAGACAAGTTGCCAACTTTCACGGTTTCTTTACAAATCGGCAAGTTAAACCATTGTTTTACAACGTTTTGCGCTTGCACCATATCGGGCTTTTCTGTTTTTACTTAACTCATTGTTTTTCAATCGTTTACAAATTTAAGCCGAAGGCGTGAATATCCCCGTAGAGTCGGCTTTCCGTAGAAAATTCTTGAACTCCGTCTCTTCGGGTCCTGCCCGGTCGGTGTAGCGTTTCACTTCCTGCGGCCAGCGGGCGGCGTAGGTGCGCATGGTCTCCCACTGCTTGCGGGTGAGCTTGCCTTCCTTGTAAAGGGCGCGGTACTTGTCGAGGTAGCGTGGCACACCCAGGCGAAACAGTTCGCGGGCCTTGTCGAGCTCGGACATCTTGACACCGGGGGCTGGTATGATTTCGCGTTCGAAGCGTAGGCTGAGCCAGTCGTCGCGGAACTGTGCTCCGAGCCGTGACATGAAGGCGGGCGAGGTGAGCTGGTCGAGCGGGGTCTTCTGGTGGCGGTAGACAGTCTCGATGCGAAGGACGCCTGCCACCACGCCGGGACGGTGCTTGCTTCCTGCCTCGTAGGTCTTGTCGTACATCTTTAGCACCTTGCGTATGTACTTACTCTTCTCGCTGGTTTTCTGTCGGTCTACGGGATAGTTGGCGTCGTTCCAAAGGATGCGCCCGGCGGCTTCATCGACGAGGTGAATGTAGTCCGTTGGCGGGCGGCTCATCTTCATGGTAAGGCCTACTTCGTAGTATGTTGCCCAGGCGCGGTCGGGGCGCACGCATAGCGACAGGCAAAGCTCGCCCAGCGTGCGGGCGGCCATAGCCCAGGTGATGGGTTTCCAGTTGTCGAGCCGCCCATCGAGCTTCCGTGCCCATTGCTTGCAGACGGAGCACTTGCAGGTGAGCTGCGTGCCGCGCACTTCGATCCAAAGGCCGCTGAGGTTAGCGTACTCAGTTGATCGGTAGTAGACTTCGTCACCCGTGGTGCACTGCTCCAAGTAGTGGCGAAGGACGACGGTGTCGATGTCCGCTGGGTCGATGGTAGCTTTCAGTGTAATGCGGTCGTACATTTTGGTGAGTTCAATTGTTTTGAGTCGGAAATTGTGCGTGTCAAAGTATTAACTTGCTGGCATCAAAGTATTACTTTACAGTCGCTGTATTGTTCCCCTCCTTCTTGACAGTCCTTCAACTTTTTCTTTTTCACATAATATTCCTTTAGCATCCTCTTCGCCATGTGGTACAGGTACTTCTGCAAATTTACACTGACGAAGGTGTATCGGCATATGCGTTCCAGATATACGGAAATGGTCTCATCGGCCAGATTGCGGGCGTTTCTTTCGCCCAAGCCCTGCTTCCTGAAGTAACCGAACAGGACTGGCCGCGTCTTCTGCACGATGTCCATCAGCCCGTTTATGTCGCCCTGTTCATACCATCGCATCTGTGCCTCGAACGTTACCCTATACATGTTCAGCGTCTGCCGGTCGCCCTTCGGTGGAAAGTATGCGCCCTTTTTGCGCTGCATATGGGTACTCATTTCATTCACATCGAGCTTCACTGGAACCCCTTCGGCCGAAATGATTATGTAATGTCCCCGCAAGCTTTCAAGCGAACAGCCGTTCAAGGCACAATACCGTATCATATTCACGCTGGCATACCGTTTGTGGTCTTTCAGGCTGAGGTTGTATCGTTCTATTTCGTGACTTACACCGCGTTTCATCAATAGCGGTTCACGATTGTTTGCAATGAGTGACAGTACGCGCCCGTCTTCGTGGATGTAGTACCTGTCCGGCGCGTCTGGCAGTGGCTTGAATCCCTCCTGCATGTATTTCCATATCCTGTCATCCTTCATGATTTTTCCTCCTTTCCGTCGTCATCGGCCTCATCATCCGCCTCCTCCGTATGCCCGATGGCGCGTGCCAGCGTCTGCGGGTCGCGCAAACGGGCGTTGAAGGCGAGGACGGCTGTTCGGATGGCCTTCCGCACGCGGGGGTCTTCCATCACGGCTGGAGGCAGGCGCAGTTCTTCGTCCACCTGACCGAGCAGGGCGAGCATCGCAGTGGGGCGAAGGGCATCCATGGCGATGTGCCGGAACAGGGGGAACAGGCAGCGCAGCTCAACCCAGTCGTCGTCGAACGAGCGGCAGGCGTAAGCGGCCAGCCCGTAGGCCAGCTGCAGACGTGCGACGGCGGCGGAGTGGGGCACGCGGTGGGTGTCGTAGGCTTGTTTCAGCGCGTAGTACAGCATGTCGATGTCGTGGCTCACGGCGGCGGCTACGCTTTCGTTGGCATCGGCAAAGAAGTCGGAGCGGTCGGAACAAACGCGGTTCAGTTCGCGCTCGTAGCGGTCGCGCTCGTGGTCCAGCCGGCGAAGCAGCTGCTTCACGCGCTGTCGGTAGAGGGGCGTTCGGCGCAGGTCGGCGATGGCGTCGATGACGCAGGCACACAGCAGGTCGTTGGTGAACATCCAGTAGTAGGTTACGGCGGCCACCATGTTGCGCTGATCACCGTTGCCCATGATGCGTTCCACCGTCTGACGGCGACGTAGTTCTGCAGGTTTCATTCGCGGCCTCCTTTCTTTACCGGTCGCTGGCCGTGCTGGCGCAACCAGTGGTCGATGTGTTCGGGCGTGCACTTCTGCCGTGGCACGTAGATGACGGTCTGCGCATTGACGCGCATAGGCAGCAAGCTGCGCTCGCGCTGGCGCTGGCGGTCGATGCAATCTTGCAGGGCGGCGTCGGCCGTGTCGGTGCGCCGCGCTGTGTCTGGCTTTGGCGCCTTCAGGGGCGCGCCACCCTCTTTCCTTGGTTTTCTTCGGGTCAGTTCACTCATATTTCTATTTTTTTCTCCAGTTCATTCAGATATTTCCTGTATTCAAGTTCTGTCTTGGCAAGGTTTACGAGTGTGTTCACACCCTGAAATACTTGCTTGGCTTGTGACACTG